TGGAGCAACACTGTCAAATTGCGGGAAAGTCTCGTCAGGTTGTAGCTACCGTCCTATCCCCGAAAGGGAGATATACGGACACCCCAGGGAAACTTGGTGGGTATGGTAAAAACGCTACAAATAGAGATAATCCGCAGCCAAGTCCTAACGTTTCAGAAGAAACTATGGATGCAGTTCAGAGACTGAATGGCAGTGGGGGGTAACACCCTTAAGATACAGTCCGACCACTTCGAGAGAAGACTTTCAAGAGGAATTATAGTGTGTTGTCTACCACGCTATAAGGAGAGCTTGAAATTGGGAGAGCAACCGCTCTCCCAAGGACATTCGGGACTAATGCAGCTCGTCAGCTACGGCGCGCAGGATATTTATATCTCGGGCAACCCCCAGATTACGTTCTGGAAGATTCTATACAAGCGCCACACGAACTTCGCCGTAGAGTCCATTGAGGTTACGTTCAACGGCCAGGCGGACTTCAACAAGCGCGTAACGGCCGTCATCAACCGTAACGCCGACCTAATGTACAAGACGTACGTCCAGGTTGTGCTGCCCGAGATTGCCCTAGGCGCGAGCGGCCTGTCTGGCCTCACGGGCGGCGGTGCCGGCTTCCGCTGGCTCAACTACATCGGCCACCGCCTAATCAGCCAGGTTGAGCTCGAGATCGGCGGTCAGCGCATTGACCGCCAGTACGGCGACTGGATGCAGATCTGGACTCAGCTGTCCACTGATGCCGGTAACGTCAAGGTGCTGGACACGATGCTCGGCAACACGCACGACCTAGTGCTGACCAAGCGCTCAACTGGCCTAACGCTCGATGCGACGTGCTCTGCGTCCGAGACGACGATCAGCTGCGTACCCCGCGCCGGCACGCCAGCCAAGACGCTGTACATCCCCCTCCAGTTCTGGTTCTGCCGCAACCCGGGTGTAGCGATCCCCCTGATTGCGCTACAGTACCACGAGGTGCGCATCAACGTCGACTTTGAGACGTGGCAGAACTGCCAGTACGCTGAGTCCGCGGTTGGTGTACCCACGGCTGCCCCGGCGCAGTCCCTGGCCGCCGCCTCCATCTACGTCGACTACGTGTACCTCGACACGGAGGAGCGCCGCCGCTTCGCCCAGCAGTCCCACGAGTACCTCATTGAGCAGGTACAGTACACGGGCGCTGAGTCTATCACGTCGTCGTCCAACAAGGTTCAGCTGAACTTTAACCACCCCGTCAAGGAGCTACAGTGGGTCGTCCAGCGCGACTCATTCGTTGACTGCTCAACCTCCGCCTGGCTCGCGTCGGTTGGCGGTGCGCAGCCCTTCAACTACTCCGATGACTTCTCAACGGACGGCATGATCACCTCTCTGCTGTCCCAGGCTGCTGGCACGAACGTCTCGGCCACGTCTGCCACGACGGGCATCACGGCTCCTCTAGGCCAGGGCGCGACCCAGCCTTCGTCCAACATCGGCGCCGAGACGAACGATGTCTCCGGTGTTGCGGAGTTCGAGTCGGGCGTCAACTACCTACTCGCGAAGGTCATCCTGGACTCTGGCATCCGCTGCGAGGGCAAGAACCCCGTGGAGGTCGCCAAGCTCCAGCTCAACGGCCAGGACCGCTTCACGGAGCGTGAGGGTGCCTACTTCGACACGGTGCAGCCTTACCAGCACCACAGCCGCTCGCCGTCTACGGGCATTAACGTGTACTCCTTCGCGCTGCGCCCCGAGGAGCACCAGCCCAGCGGCACGTGCAACTTCTCCCGCATTGACAAGGCCACGCTACAGCTCACGGTCTCGCTCAACACGGTGGTTGGCAGCCGCACGGCGCAGGTACGCGTCTACGCGCTCAACTACAACGTGCTCCGCGTCATGAGCGGCATGGGTGGCCTCGCGTACAGCAACTAAGCAGATGGCTTAGCGCTAATCGTAATGACAAACTTAATAAAACGAAAGGGTTTCGTACCCACAATTGAGTTTCAATACTGAACTTCAATTGTCATTTATTAATAATAATGAATACGATTAAAGCTATCGTACAAAGGTTAAAAAACGAAAAACCCGCTATACAAATTCCAATTTTTGTACCAAAATCTATTCCTTTGGCAGTAGAATCTGTTAATATAACTCCCGATCCTGAGTATCCTCGAGCATTATGCCGCTATCGTGATTTGCAGTATTTGGACTCTAAAGATCTAATTGATTCAAAATTGTATTACTATAACGCTTCAATAGTTGATAATGAAGATACGTACAGATTGTTTTACCGACTTGGAGATGAACCAAAGGGATGCCGTGATATGATAGCAACGTGTTTATTAACAAAAGATTTAGAAGTCGTGGATTCTTCAAATATGTACATCAAAGTTCATTCTAATTGGACTGAAAGCGCTACTACCCTTTATTTAAAAAGAATGGTACCTTATATTTTTAATAATGATGAACACGTAGAAGATCCCAGAGCTGTTAAATTCAATAATTCATGGTTCGTGTTTTATACCGATGGTCTTAGGATGGGGGTTGCTAAATTAGATTTGAATTGCAAGACAATATATACACACTACTTATCAACACCGGAAGTATTCAGGAATACCGATTCAGATGGACGTGAAAAGAACTGGATTCCCTTCGTAAACAATAATAGTTTGTACATTTTGTATTCGGATTCTCCTAGAAGTATTATCCGATGTACCGATACCGCAATAGGTCTTCAATTTATAGCGTTTCGAACAGAATTCGAGAATCCTGTTAAGTATTGGAACTATGGAAGTATACGCGGTGGAGCTCCTCCAGTAAAGTATGATTCAAATTCTCTTATTTGGTTTTTTCATAGTCATAAATCTTACGTAACACATGTAGGAAAGAAGAACGTGTACATGATCGGCGCATATGTGTCAGCAAACACATATCCCTTTCCAATAATAAAGTACTGTAAACTACCTTTGCTTCTTGGAATTCCTGCCGAAGCATCTACTAATCGTTTAATACAAGATTGCGTGGTGTTCCCATGCGGAGCTGTGGAAACAGAGACCGGATGGAAAATTAGTATGGGTATAAATGATGTAGAAATAGCATTCTTAGATGTAGAAGAAAAGCATTTCTTATGGGACAAAGTTAAGACCCCGCTTAAACGTTTGTAATTTAAAAACGTAAAGAAGACACATTTGCCCGCTGATATACTTTCCATGATCCAGAATCGTATAGGCACGAATAGCCCTTCGTCTCTAGTAGTATCTGAGCCTTCTGTGTAGTCGGCCAGTTTGTATCATCAAATACCCATATACCTCCCGGACGAACCTTGTTCCAGTAGAGACCTACTTCCGCACACGATACCTCTTCGGAATGATTTGAATCCTGATGAAGTAGTTCAATTGATGCATCTTCAAACTTGTTAAATACGTTCACAGACTTATCGCGCCAAAGCTGAACATGGGAACAACCATGCTTATCTAGAAGGTTGCGAGTATACTTAAAAAAGTAGTCGTAATCAATTGTCTTCCACCAATGTTCGTTGGCTTTATCGTTTGTTCCATCTGTGGATGCATCTGCATTCCATGCATCAACTCCAATGACCGTTGCATCCTTCCCAGCGGCCGCAATTGGAAGAAGACTCTTTCCGCCAAATACTCCGAGTTCAACACACGTCTTTGGCTTGTGCTCTTCCACAATGTCTACCAGCTTAAGAGCCTTTTCGGGGGTGCACCAACCCTCTACGGCAAGATATTCGGATGACCGAAGGTATGTGCGAAAAGCGTCCATTATTATATCTACATATCTAACTCTAACGACGATTCCAGACGAACCGAGTGGGACGTGGACGAGCTGGAGGTGGAGCTGGAGCTGGAGCTTCAATCCGTCGTGTCCATACAGAATGACCACCTGGCCTCACACATACAAAGCGATGCTCACCTAATATACGTTTGATCTTCTCATAATTACATTCGCTAGAGTAATCTTCTTCAAACGTGATCATCTTGAAGTTGTCCAGGTAATCTATGTTCTCATCAATGAATCCCTCAAGACATCCTTCGCAGTCGGCAACAAGTGTGTCAAACTGAAGGCCAGTTTCCTGTATAACTTGTTGTAGGCTCTTGTTTGGAACAATAAAAGAGTTACACGAACATGGTTCATCCCGAGCTCTGCTGGAGAGCCCGGCTCTCTCAAAAAACAACGGCTTCTTCGAGATCACACCGTTAAATACAATTGGATTACATCCATGATGTACGATATTGCGAAACATCTGTCTAAAAACATGTTCATCTGGTTCGACAACATAGTGACGCCGAGTATCTGTGAGTCGTTTATTAATGTGAACAGACACGACACCAAGACGTCCACCAAGCTCAAGCACGGTTGCATCGGGAGATATAAACGTATCAGCGATCCACTGCTCTGTCGTTTCGTAGTTTGATATGTCAATAATATTCAAATTCTCGTCGTAGAACTTACCACTAAGGTTATGGTTATGCTCCGAAGCCAAGCTAGAGAAAATATCTGCATTCTGAAACACAAGCCCTGTATTTCTACAGTCGTTTCCCTGAATTGGAAGCTTGTTGAATGCACACGGATACCGCGTTCCATTCCAAGCATACCAGATAAATGGTTTTTCTATTTCTCCAAGTGTAGCTCTCTGATACATGTTAAGTAGCATGATGTCAATAGTATACATACCAGTCAAAGTCTTTCCTCGGCTTCCATGATTGAACTCCTTATAGTCCCATTTCAAAAGGGAATTCATTAGCTTTTCTGCACCTGCGCGAGTCACAATATATGCATGAGTACACCAAGCTCCTTCTGTTGTGATTTCCTGGATTGTGGATGGATCTGAAATTGCCCTACAGCTATCAAGACCGTTTCCAATATACAGCATGTCAAAATCAGGCGGTGTAAGCTTCCAGTATTTCTCCGACAGTGTCTTCCACTCTGGGTGGAAATGAACATCATCTTCAAATACAGTGGCAAGCGGTATGTCATTGTCAATAATATGCTTCAGGACCTTTAGGTGTGAAAAATTGCATCCTATCATACCGTATGACATCTCTAGATCTATTGGAGGAAATCCAAACTGCAAGATAGCATCGGCACGCGCGTTTGCGTCACGTCCATCAACTCCCTCAAAAATTCGCATATCTGTGAAGCCTGCTTCCGGAATATTTTTCTTGAAAAACTTTCCCCGTTCAGTAGATCTCGGAAGATGAATTACGAACGCAGGAGCTGATAAAACCGTCTCCATTGTATAGTTAAATCTATTTTTATAAGTTACGTACTAAATAAATGCAATCTACACTTACTCAGGGAGGCGAGCGCCATAAGACTCAGCGCCAAACAAAGATCGGTTCTCGCCGCAAAGTATGGAACGGTACGGCCGAGAAGACCAAGGGTGGTCTGACGCGTAAGGATCTCAAGCAGAACAAGTACGGCCGTATTGTAAGTGTAAAGCGCAGTCAGCGTGGTGGAGCTTTACAGGCTTCTCAGGGAAATAATGATGAGGAATAATAATGAAGGTCAAGCCTTGGCATATTGGATGCATCATAGTTTTAATTGCTGCGGCTCTGTATTTCCTGGTAGGTATGCGTGAAGGGTTAGATAACCCTGCTTGCTGGGGAAACGTTCTAGATGCTTCTAATGGACAATTTGTAGATTTATTTGAAGCAGCTACGAGTATTCGAGGAAAGTATTCAATAACACTGGATGCAGCGAAGACTGAGTGTGCCGCAGATACTACCTGTAATGGCGTAGTTACTGGTCCTGGTCCAGGAGGATCGACAGTATACAGTGTCTATCGTGGGAACCCTGCGATTGTCCCTGTAGATGCCAATCGCCTACCCGCTCCCGGCATTAGGACGTTTTATGCAAAGAAGGCGTGCGATAGTTCACCGCCGCCCGCACCGTCATTACCAAATATGGGATCTTCCGATTCATCTTCTTGCTGGGAGGATCCCGTTGACGGAGGATACCAAGCTCCTGGAACAAATGAAACTCGGTTTGTAAGTAATACTTCGTATAACAGTTTTATGACTAAACAAATGCCGCGTATACAGGCATGTTTTGGCGGATCTTTCCCGGCTCAAGGGACTCAGCCCACCCCTTCTCAGATGGAATGTGTTCAGAAACTATCATATCCTTCATTAGATGAAGCAAAAGCTGCGTGCGCAGCTGATAGTTCATGCACAGCTATTCTTTCTCAAACCGATCCAGGAAGTGGTTCGGGACGGTATCAAAAATTCTCGGAGGATGCAACGATTGTAGAGACAGCAGGAGCAAGGTATCCTAATATGAAGTTGTACGTTAAGAAACCGTGCGCCAGCTTATTACCTATGCCTCCAGGTCCTACGGGAACTGCCGGGGGAGCATCTATGACTTCGTCTCTTCCAACCCCATCTTCTTCGTCATCGTTCAACCTAACTTGTAAAGCTGCTCCAGTTTCTGGAATGGTGGGATCGGTAACCGGATCGGATGGAGTTGCTCCGTGGAACGTTAGTCAGCCTTCGCCGGGCTGGAATTCTAAGCATGGGTATACGACCACTGGAAACTAAAACCATTTTAAACGCACCACCATAGAAATTACAAATGCCAGAGTTTATTGTCGAAGCGAAGACTGTCCAGACAGGCGCTGTTCGCACACTGACGGAGGCTCTCAAGTGTATTTTGGTCGAGATGTCTCTGATTTTCGATAAGGAGGGTGTACGTATGGTTGCTATGGACAATACTCGCACGGTTCTCGTTCATCTGCGTCTGTACTTCGACAAGTTCGAGAAGTTTGCGTACAATCATAACCAGCCCAAGTTCGTGATTGGTATTAACACCGATCACCTGTACCGCATTGTCCGTACGGCCACCAACGACGATACGATCACGTTTTACGTCGATCAGTCTGATCCTAATACGCTAGGTATCCTGCTGGAGGATGGTGATAAGAAGCAGGTGACGCGGTACAAGCTCAACCTTCTGGATCGCGACGAGCCCGATATTCAGCTTCCCGAGACTGAGTTCTCGGCGCACATTACGATGCCTTCGCTGGATTTCCAGAAGATTTGCCGTGATATGACTCTGCTAGGAGCCAAGACCGTAGAGATTAAGAACGTGTCTTCGTCCTTGACGTTTGGATGCAAGGGTCACTTCGCTTCCCGAACGACCGTAATGGGCGACTCGGAGAACGAGTTCAGTATTCAGAAGAAGGAGTCGAATGAGATTGTGACTGGCAACTTCTCTCTGCCTCACCTAGTACTGTTTACCAAGTGCACCAACCTATGCAACAACCTCGAAATTCATATGAAGAACGACTGGTTCTTGATGATCCGGTATGTCGTAGCTAACCTGGGTGATATAAAGCTCTGCCTAATGCCTTGCTCAACTTAATGATGTCAAGTAATGGACGCATTCTGACATATTCTGAAATTCTCCGAGTTTTCTTATGTATTTATCTATGACCACACTACTTGCAATGTATATCGTATCGTTGATGAATGGGATGAATGTATGTTTGTTATACAAATCAAATATTGCACCCTTTACGGTATAAAAAGTGTTCTCGTTGAGATACCTCATTTCTGGAATATCGGTATCTTCGTCAAATATATCATCACACACCGATACAATTATACCTGCGTATAAATAGATCTCATCTGCAAAGATGTTCTTAGACCATACTTTCAAGAAGTAGTAATTGCTGGCATATCTCCATACGGCCTTATTCGAAGCAGTTCGCTGTAAGTAATCGCATTTATATATGTTTTCTAGGTACTCTCTATCCAATTGCTTTATGTTTAAAAATAAGTCTTGAAAATCGGGATTTATTTTTGTGACAGATTCTAGCGAAAGATCCGAAAGAACCTTTAAGTACTCAATTTGTTCTTCAACTGGTCGAGCATCTATGAAATCATCAATTTCAATCATTAGTTTCGTGGTATTTACATCACATAATCCCGACTTTAATAAAAAATCTTTCCTGTTTGACTTTACAGATTCATCTATGCGATGTGGAGCAACGTTTCTCGATAGTTTGGAATAGAGTTCTTCTAAGTTGTGGCTATTGGATTTGTAGTCGTTGATTAGATCATCTAAACATCCAACTACCGTTTCAATATTTGGAACATGCTCTTTAACTTCTCCAAAAGTTCGGTTTCTACTCTCATAATCCATTAGTATAGTTTCTAGTTCACTAGTCGTAAAATCAGGCCATAAGGTTTTCGTAAAAAACAGTTCTGCGTATGCAGACTGCCAAGTCAAAAAATTAGAAATTCGCTGGTCTCCACCAGTACGAATAATTAAATCGACATTTGGACCAATTTTTTCGTTAATTTTAGACTCGGTTACTTCGTCTAGTGACCTAACTATACGTACAATCTCTTCACGTCCACCGTAGCATAAACAAACTGAAAGATGAGTTCCGGTATTTGTCGAAGTTTCTAACTCTATCGACTCGGTAATATTTAATAAATCGTTATCCATAAGTGTCCTGTCTCCTGAAACTGTTACTTTACTATTTGTTTGCTTAGCAACGACTAATATCTTAGGAAATTCATGTTTAGCAATCTTTATGATATGGTTTATTTCGTTCGCTGGTCTTTTTAAGTTCTGTACAGATAGTGCGTATAACGTTAGATAAGGAATCTTTTTAGTAGCTACAAATTCAATAATTTCTAGAGCTACTTCGCTTCCACGTGTATGTCCTTCTAATCTAGATTTTCCTTTTGATTTACCCCACCGGCCATTACCATCCATGATGATACCAATATGGTTCAGCATATTATTACATGTTATCAACCAATTTTCAGTCTTTTAACGTATTTCTACCGTACTTACATATCAATCTTGTAATAATTGTGCAACCACATAGAAAATTGATTGATCACACCAAGACCTAGAAAGAGAACTCCCAGTCCTTCAGCGTAAATAAAGTTATTGAAAACCGAATAATGGTCTATTCCGGTTAAAGACCTTATTAAATCATAATATGGAAATTTGTCCGGTATCAGTTTCCGCTCTGCCGCAACAAGAAAACAAATATTAAAGAAGACATGTTGAATCCAAAAACAGAATAGTAGTACAAATAGAACACATTTCAACCAGAGTGACGGGTAGATTGTATACGATATCGCAATTAAGACACCAAACAGTACTCCTAAAAGTATATGGACAACTGCCAAAATATAAGCCAAAACTTCACCATCTCGACTTAACCATGAATACAAAAAAAACAGTACCTTTCTCGACACTGTTTCCAAAATATCTATAATTGTACTTTCTTGATTCAGCATTACTATTACTTTGGTCTTGCTTTATGAGGAGTGTACGTAACATCGTCGCCGATCTTGAAGTTTTCAATCCCCGGGTTGAGGAAGTTGTTATCAGAAACGGTGGTTGTTGTGTTCCAGATTTTTACAATCGAGAATGGACCCTTCGGAGAAATCGTGATTCCAACTAACGTTTCTTTACGATGAATCAGTAGTTCGTTGGTAATGCAGTGAACCATCAAATTCACGAACGTACTGTGCACGACCTTATCTTCAATCTTCTTAGACCACGCGCCACCCGCTTCATTCTCAGGAACGTCCCACAGAGGCTTGAATCCGCGACGCATGAAGAAGAACATTCCCGACTCCCAAGCTTCCTTGGAGATAATATCTACAACTGACCAGAACTGCTGGGGAGTCGAAACATCTACGATCTTGACATAACTGTCCAAGGAATAATCCTTGTTGTTGGGATCATGATACCACAGAATCCAGGAATACTGGAGTTTTGTGGTCTCTATGTCTGATCCCATTTTATACTCTTTATGCTGGTTCTTTAAAATGGATTCGTTTTTCGTATAGCCAAACTATCTTATACAATACAATGAGCCTTACCGTAGCACAAGTTTACGGGGTTCGTTTTGCAGAGAAGCTGTCTCTGCCCACAATCGTACAGGACAATATTGCTAAACTACGTATTACGCCGGTAGTGTTCAAACCATTTCGGCCACCACCCAGGGCTGCTTACCGTCCAAAAGAAAATTGGCGTGAGAATGCCCTTGTTGAAGCCGTTCGTCGTGTTAAAGAGCGCGACGATCCAGAGTATGATGAAGTGTTCAGTTCCCTGAATAAGATCGCACCACGTACTCTAGATAAGCTATCTGAGAAGATTACCTTAAACATCAAGAAGCGCGACGAGATCTTCCGTCTGCGTATTACCACTCTGCTGTTCGATATGGCGATTTCGCAGTCGGGTTATGCCATTCTGATGTCAGACTGTGCCAAGAAGTTGGCAACGGATATTCCCGAAATCCAGGAGGATTTGGTAGCACAGACCGAGATGTTTCCGAAGCTGTACAATATGACCGAGACGCTCACTTATCCGTCTTCCGAGGAGGCAGGGTATGCAGATAAGGTCGTTGAATGGATGAAGCTGAAGGATAAGCGACGTGGGTATGCCAAGTTCATGACCCAGCTGTTTGTTCGTGAACTAGTTACTGAACAGACGGTGGGGGAGTGTATGGCGCACGTATCTGCTGATCTAGCGGCAATGGCTAAGCAGCCAAAGTCCGAGCAGTCCGAAGAGAATACTACGCAGTATGTAGACTTCCTCTTCGAGACCGCTAAGATTCTTCCAGTAACTGCTAAGGCACTACGTACGCTGATGAAGACGTTTATTCGGTCAGTTCTAGACATCCCGCGTGCCGAACTTCCCAGCTTGAACATGCGGTCTCGTTTCAAGCTAGAGGATGCTATTAAATGCGTTCAGTAGAATCAAGTTCAAAGGCGGTGTTTAAATAAATGTCAGTAGTACCTTCAGCCAGCGTCCTGCTTCGCGCAGCACAGGTATCTATCGCGGAGGATCGTCCGATTTATCTAGATTATTACCGGGATAGCGTTGAGAAGAAGTGCTGCATCGGCGTTCGTGAAAGCGAGAAGTTTTTAGTGAAGTCAGATTCGGAGTACACGTCCACAATCCAGTCGGTATTCAAGTGCGAGTCGTGCTACATCATCATGACCGAGAACAGTCTGTACATCGTATCTACTGATATCCCGATCAAGAAAATTCTCGGCGCACCTAAGACGGAGTAATCTAAACGGGAGTGATTAAGACTCTTAATGCTGGTGTTTCCTCCACCACACTACTTTTTATTTGAACCCTTGAATGATGTGGAAACACTCAAGCTTTGGTCTGCGTACAAGGAAACGTACGGAAACCAGTGTGAATTTGCCGAAATAGACGCTGCAGAAATCAATTCGGTTGAATCGTTCTCCCCGTGGTTTGATAACTGGATCTCACAAGTTCCAGCAAAGCAAGCTACTCGTGTCCGAATACTCATAATTTGGCATTCAGAATTCCTGACATATTCTTGCCAGCAGATGCTGAGACGGTCTTTGGAGAACCGGTCGTTTAGGTGTCGCGTATGGTTTCACGCCGAAGATCCTACCCTGATTCAGCCAGCGATTCATAGTCGATGCATTACAAAACGAATTCCTACTTTCGTACACCATCCTATAATAAACTAAATGAAGGTTGTGATATTCACCGACGGTGCTTGCGGTAGTAACGGTAAAAAGGGAGCTCGTGCAGCATGGTCTGCATGGTTTCCCGATCACAAGGAAATGTCCGATGCTCAGGTCGTTCCGGCAGATCAACAGCAGACCAATCAGCGTGGCGAACTTATGGGTATTAACCAAGCAGTCCAAATCGTCGAGAAGAACTTCCCATACGAAACTGATATACATATCTTCACGGATTCGGAATACTCCCGCAACTGTCTGACGACCTGGCTGCCTGCTTGGCTGTCAAATAACTGGAAGACAAAGGCAAATAAAGACGTATGCCATCGTGATCTGATTGAAGATACGTCTACTCGCCTTTCCAAGTTCAATTCGTTCATGATTACGCATGTAGATGCTCATACGGGTGGAACGGATTACAATAGCGTGAATAATGCTATGGCCGACAAGCTGGCAACGCGTGTCCTGAATCCCGACCAGGATGTGAAAGTTATTACAAATACGGCGGTAGCGATTGAAGGGCTACCACTAGCTCTGCTGGGTCCTCCAGTTTCAGATAGTGTCATTCATAAATGGTGTCGCGATAATCTGGATAAGCTGGATCAGTCTGCTCTGGACGCCGCTCTAATTGCTGCTTTGTCCAAGACGGTAAAGAAGAAGGGGTTTGAGCTATTGAAGCAGAAGCTTCATCGTACTACCCAGTATCGCCTCGTAACCACTACGCATTTAATTGCTGAGGGAACAACAATAGTAAAAGAAGAATGAATGTGGCAATATATCATTTCTGGTCACCTACGTGTGGTCCATGTCAGGTAATCAAGCCGGCAATTGCTGAGCTGAAGAAGGAGTTTGCTGAAGCAACGTGGGTCAGTGTCAACACTCGTGAAGATCCAAATGGATTCTCAGGAAAGTTTCGGGTTTCAGTTGTTCCTACGATTGTAGTAGTGTCTGTCGACGGGCAGGGAAAAACTAATATTGAAAAGCATAGTGGTACTCAGATGATAGGGTATTATCGAATTATTCGGAATGCTATGAGATTAATTTCTCCCCAATAGATTCAGTAACTAGCCTGCCATTCTTGTACAGATCTACGTAGTATGTATCGTCGTCGGGTACTTTGCAACTATTAGAACTCGATGATTTGGCAACATCCATAGTTACTCCTCCACCACTTGAACTATTAGTTTTTTGCTGTTTGAATGAGACACCGGAATTCACATCAAAGAGAGAGTTATCAAACCCTTCCTTTGTTGGCGGTGTAACTCCTGGAGTTGAAACCATACTTACAGCATTCATTCCGGGTTTTAGAGCACCATACGCAATCCAGAATCCGATCGTTCCAGATAGAATACCAATTACCCAGGCAGCAATAAGCCCGTAGTTTACAGTAGGAGGGCATGCTTTTTGTTTCCCGATCACAAATGTCTGGACTGCTGCTAGCAGAAGTATAAATATGACTGGAACTGCTGAACCTACTCCGGAAGTAGTAGAATTAGGAGCCCACATGCCATTCAGATAATACCAACCAATTGCCAGCGTGAATACTAGCACGGATGGAGAGTACTTGGTATGAAACTCGGGTTTCCAAGGTAACAGTGGCATATCGCAAATTGCCGCCTCCATAGGTGGTGTTACCGATGCCATTAATTTACACCGCCTTTATTTTTGCTGCCCGATAAATCTCTGGAGTAGCTGAGCGTCGATTATAAAATTGAGACATACTGCTGATACGCCTACGATAACCGGGATTACCAGTTTCATGTTTTCTAAAAACATCGCGGAAAATAGCCCGAACCATGCTAATGCCAGAGGCAGGAAAATTACGACGGTTCGCGCCAGCTCCCACATGAACTTATCTGAAAGCTCTGCCGTCTTGTAAGCTACAAGACCACCAACTAGAAATAGTATAGACACTATACCGATTTGAGCTCCAGCGATCCAACTATATGTTCCGCTGTCCATTGATTATTCCTGAGATACAAAATAACGCCAAACTACAAATGAGTGCTTATAGCTCGGCCGCCCAATGGGGTGGAGCTTGTAAGGGCGTAAATCAGAGCCCAATCAATTTGTCACAGTCGTTCGCCAAACCCTGTGACATTCTGTGCGACCTTGTGTTCGATGAAGGGTACGTCAGTTCCGCACGCGTATACATTACAGGCGAAGGGCTGGTTCTGATGAGCCAGACCGGGCTTGGAACGTGTAAGTATAACGGTACCGGGTACACATGTAATGCTATCTTAGTCAACCATCCAAGTCATCACACTATTGAAAACATCCAGGCTGATGCGGAGGTGATTGCCCTGTTCTCCAACCCAACGGGTAAGTACCTTTTAGTTTGTTCGCTTGTTCGCGTAAACCCTGCTCAGACAGACGCGTCTAAGTTCCTGAACGGATTTATTCCTTACGCCACAAATCAAGCAACAGAAGTTAAGTTTGGCGATGATTGGTCACTGTCGATGATGGTGCCGCCAAAGGCTAGTTATTACTCCTACGCCGGATCTATTCCGGTAGGAGGATGTGGACCAGCTCAGGTTATAGTGTTCAGTTCTATGATCAACATGGACTCAAATAATTTTGCTCTACTAGTCAAAAACGTTCCTGCCGGGTCTCGTCCAGTTCAGTTATTAGGTAATCGCGAAGTGTTTTTCAATAGCGGAGAGCAGTTGCCTGGTGGCCAGATGCCCAAGGACGGAAAAATTTACATGCGTCTTCGCCCTAAGAAAGATGATGGTAAGAGGAAAAAACAGAATATTACACAACCCGATATTACTGGAGCGCAGAAAGACGAGCAGAGTAAGGCTGGATTTTTTGGATACCTTTCCCAATGGGCTCGCGACCAGGTTCAGGTAAACGGTGTGTTTTCGCTCATTAATGCCTTACTGTTGTTTATAGCGTTTGGTCTTGCAGTGTATTGCGCATACAAGTACAATGAGAAAGTCAGCTTCTTGTTAATTTTAAATACGAAAGCAGGTGAAATAGCTGTTTGGTTACGTCAGAAAGTTGTGGGAGGAGTTGCCAATTACAAGACTGCTAAACTAGCTGCCGCTACTTCAAGCTCTAGCTCTAAGCCAGATGGCCAGATACTTCCTTCGGTTTCTAAAATTGCAGAAGAATCCGTTAAATCAATAGAAAGTGCAGCCAAACAAGTATCTTCCGCTGTGGTTCCCAAAGAATTAGCACCAGTTGATGATATCACTACTAAGTCATCGGTTCAGGATATGAGCCCATCGGCACGTAAGGCTGATATTCCTGCTGCCGCCGCGCCAGAAGCTCTAAAACCAGCAGCTCAAGCAGTAGATGCTGTTGGAGATGCAGTGACTAAAAATCCGGTAGGAGAAGCGGTATCTAGTGCAACTAAGGCAGCAGAGCAAGCTCCTGACGCCATTCCTATTGCAACAGATAAAACAGGTGTATCGTCGCGAAAGATCGGTGTACCTCCTAAAGGAACTCGGGGACGATCGGCTTCCAAATCATCATCGGGTAAGACACCCCCATCGACACCACGTACATCATCCCAAACTCGTGTAGGATTTGCGCCTACACAAGGTAAGACTACAACAATCTCTGGAGTTAAGGCTGCGAAATCGTTAGATAAACTTTTAGCTTAATGCTTCCTCTCATCCCAATAAGTCTCGTACTCTTCGGGCTGCTCATCCCACGCTGACTCTTCTTCCTCTACTTCACCATCTTCATTATCTAGAGCTTCTTGAACCTTATCCTTCTTTACACGAACCTTACGTTCTACCGTCTTCCACCCATCGTCTTCAGCCTTGGCAGAAGGTTCTGGTTCGGGCTCGTATTCCTCTTCATACTCCTCTTCATCTTCAGGGTTAGGGTTACCTAACGTAAAATGATGACGACGAGGAACTACTGCTGGAAGATCCCTCTCGGGAATATTTGTACTCTTGGTTTCCTCCTTCACCTTTGAAATAAAGCTTGGGCGATTGAAATTGGCTGGACGCTGACCCGTAACAAACTCGGGGAACTCGGACTCTACAATCTTATGCTTCTCATCTTTCTTTTCCTTCCGATTGCGCAGGTGGGGAGGAACGTAAGACATCTTATATAATCCGTATTCATTAAAAGAGAAAATCCGTTTTGAAAACGAACTTACATAGGATAGAGCTTTAAACACCAAAGATGACGTACGGAGTATCGATTTCAGCTAATGGAACTGTATCTGATGTGGCGATTCCCGCCAAAACTACCGACGTCCTTGAATGGATTCGCAAGAAGTATAAGTCCGGCGAATTCCAGTACCAGGGAAAAATCCAAGATCCTCTGAAAGAAACTCAGTGGCTTACCGTATTTGCTTGCCCCTGCGATAATCCTGATGTGGCGAACAGTCATATGCTTCCATCGCCATTTGACGAAGAAATGTATTCTGGCAATATCGTGATTCTGGCAACCGAGTCTGAAGACCAGGATCAGTATGAGCTTCCTATTTCTGCCTATACCAACATCAAGACTTCAGATTACAATGCACTGTACCAGGAATGGACGTTCGCAGATAATGAAGAAGATGCTGATGCCGATGAAGTAGACGAAGACCAAGAGGAGGATGAAGATGAAGAAGATGAGGAAGAGGAAGCTCCTCGCGAAATTGTTCATCGCCCAATTCATACTCGGTCTAAGAACGTGTTTGTAGACTGTGCCATCCGGGATAAGGCTATTGAGAACTTCGCGGAACTTTTGGGAGATAAAGAACTAGCCATGACACTAGAAAGTTCGGTTCTTCATGTAATCAGCGACCAAGCGTTGAAGGAAGGTATTGATGTAGATTGGGGCAACCGAGTGTTTTGGAGTATGTATCGCAGTCGCGCAATTTCCATATATGAGAACTTGCGCGATGGGTACGTTCAGAACTCTGAGAAGTGGTCGGATAAACTGAAGTCTGGAGACATTACTCCACGCGCATTTGCTGAAATGACGGCCGTAGATATGTATCCTCGTCGATGGAAAGAGTCAATTGAGCAGATAATTGAAGCGGAGAAGAAGCTGTATTCCAAGAAGAATAACGCTTCAATCTTCCTGTACTGCTCACGTTGCAAGAAGCAGGCTAAGTGCGACTATTATCAGCTTCAGACTCGTTCTGCGGACGAACCAATGACGACGTTCGTAACATGTCTAGAGTGCGACCGACGATGGAAGTTTTAGAGGCTTCCATCGGAAGCTCTATAGATATACTTGGAATCTCATCTTCTTCTACAATCTTTGATTTTAGGGTTTTACTCCGTATCATTTCTCCTGGAATCGCGATAGTTGGTTTTGGGCTTCGGTACATTGGATCAAGTAGTATTTCACCCATCTTACTTGGTTTACTAGGACCTATCAGCGGAGATTCCAAATCAGATGGATACACATAAATAGGATCTAATCCATTGGTAATTTCTGGTTTAGTAACTTCAGGAGTTGAATCGCCGAATCTGCGTTTAAAGTCTCGTATCACCATATCTGGAATTTGAGGACTCGTTTCTTCTAATCGTTGAGTTTCATCTCTCACGATTTTTAACATATCTTTAGCAGTCATACGTTCACTTCTTGGAAGAGATAACTCTATCAAGATGAATTTGTATATCTTTTTGTACGTTATATCCGCTATACGATGGGATTCTGATCGTTTGGCCCAGCTGAAATAATTGGATATTGTTGTTAACAACCCGACCGATAAAGTTATAATTCCGATAGTTATATTTGCAATTTGGGGGTTGGGGAATAAAGATGTAGTCCCAATAGAAGCAGATCCAGCCAAAGTTGCCATCACAATTGAAGGCAATGTTATAGCAGTGTGTAATCTAGAATACAATTTTTCCGAACGGTCATGAAGCCAAGAATAACACAACGAACGTTCTCCTTCATCTGATAGTATTTTTTCAAGTTGAGAATTCCAGGATGCTTGAGATATTGACTCATCCATTGTTTTGTGTGTATTAAATAATGGTGTGGGTCTATGAAGAACCACTAACGGCAGATGACCGCAAGGTTCAACGATACCTAGAAAAGGAACTAAAAAGGAAAGGGTATAGTGAACCGATCGTGAAATTACTCACTCTGTATCACTACCTGAAGAAACACAAATTTCGATCCCCAAAACAGATTCAGGAACACTTCTTTTATGATAAGAAACATGAGAGACCAATTTTTGATGAGAAAACCGCAAAACAAGTTTACCGAGGTCTTAAACAGAAAGGAGGTGGCGGTGAGTATCCTTACACACAAAAAGCTATTGAACTTGCTGGTAGTTTTTTAAAACGCAATGATCCCACCCCTATTTCGCGATTAGTAGAAAATGGTATTTGGTTGGTGAAGCAGCCTTCTGAAATGCTAAAAGGAGCAATCGGCGAAGGACCATACGAACTTGCTTCACTAGGAGTGAACGGAATAATTGAAACGGGCGTATCTGGAGTAAATGGTGTAGCAATTGATATTGGAGGACCGATTGGAATTGCTACAGTCGGATTATTTACCGGTATAGCAGCAGCTGTTGGAGCGGTATTTGCTCTCGCTCAAGGCGATTTTGCTCAATCAATAGTCCACGTCGTTAATTTCCTTCCGGGTATAGGTCCCGCAGTGGTGAAAGGTATGACAAAGTTAGAAAAACTTGGAACTACTATAGCTCGCCGCCGTCAACAAATAGTAAACATTCCTCTGGTTGGAGAAACTATTAATTCCGTAGTTCCAGATCTGGGAGTTCAATCCGCGGCCGTGCAGCCTGTGGAGGCCGTGCAGCCTGTGGCTGCGGCGGCGGCAGCGGCAGGTGGTAACCGGTTTTCAACGAGACGACGTAATCTACTCAAATGTCCGAAGACTCGACGGAACAAGTGCGTGTGATCTTGAAGGAGTGGGTTGCTCTAGATGATCAGGAACGGTCTCTCCGCGCCCAAATCAAGCAGATCCGAGATAAAAAGACACAAAATTCAGAACATATTCTGAAGTTCATGAGGGATAACTCTGTTGACGATTTCAAGCTTGAAGGACAGGGTAGCCTTTCTCGCTCAGTTCGTACGTCTCGTCCTCCGCTGCGTCGCGACCAAATTCGCACCCAGCTTCTTATCCAGTTTGCCGATCAGCCTCAGCGTGTAGCCGAAGCTCTTCGATCTATTGAAGGTGTGCCGGAAGGCGATGATACGCCTCCTATCGGAACTCAGCGCGAACTACTTGTTCGCCGTGTTCCCCGAAAGCCTTGAAATAGCTTCCTTTGCCGCCATCTGTTCTGCCTGCTTTTTCGTAGGGGCAGTACCAATACCCAAATGGTTACCCCGTTCATCTACCGCCGCCATAGTATACATATTCGTTGATGCCGAAATTGTAGCGTATCCGGGAGTATGATGAAACTTGGCCTGGTAGAGTTTCTGTAACTGTTCCTTAAAATTCCGATTGTTCATGAGAATCTTAGGGATATCTATGTACGTTTCTACCAAACAGGTAACAAATGAGTACAACGTACGAAAATCGTTACCCGAATCCGTCCACAGAGCTCCAATAAACGCTTCTAGGATATCTCCTAGTTTCTTGGAGTTTATTCTGCCAGAACATATATCTTCGTTATGACGTGAAATGATATAGAACTTATCTAGTCCAATCTTTTGGCTGAGTGAGCCCAGCATTTCGTTGCACACAATTTCTTTTTTAAGATCGGTCATAAACCCTTCGTTTTCTTCCGGGAATCGTTTCATTAGGTAAGTGGATACGCAAGCGCCCAGTACTGAATCCCCCAAATGTTCCAAACGTTCGTATGATTCATCGAATAGTCCAAGACATTCTCTTGGCTTTTCAGCTAGTTGAGCTTCTTCTCCCGTTGGAGACGTGTACTCCGTCTTTTTTACGTACGATGAATGTACCATCGCTTTTTGGAAAAGCTCGGTGTTTGTGACATCAAATTCACATCCGTGTCTAGAAAGAATCGCTTGAATATCCGATCGGGTAAACAAGCGATTTTTTGAGTTGAATGGGTTGTACTGAACTTGCTGCATTTGTGTTTACTTACGTCCCTTACGTTTATGCCGGCGAGTCCGTTTTCGTCCTGCTACGGGAGGGTACGGTACATTCGCAGCCTGAATCGCATTTCCCAGCTGCCCACGAATGCTCGCATCAATTACATTCCACTGGGCTAGAACGCTCTGTAGGGTGGGAGAATCACGAATGCTTCCAATCAGTGTCTGGAGGGTGTTCATAATACCGTTTAAGGCATTAGATACCACCGGAGCTAGTTTAGCTAACTGGGCAGTAGCTCCAGTACGAATACTACTTAATCCCTGTCTAGTCCGAGCA